ATTTCATCAAGTACTGCCATAAGTAAGTTCAAACCCTCATGAGATTCTCTTTCTGAGTGTCCAGAGTAAACAGTAATTGCTTTATCAAACTCAATTGAGTCAGCCTTTGCATTATATTTTCCAGCAAACCAAGGTGACTTTTCAATCTTTGTTTTAAAACCTTTAAAGAAAACGTTTTTAGCCTGTTGTGCGTTAACAGCAACGTTAATAATATCAATGGCATCTCCTGCAGGCTTACCAAAATAAATTGCTGGATCTTTAAGGCATAATAGTTTATATACTACATATGCACATGCTACTGTTGAAATAAAATCTTTACCACTACCCTTGCCAAGTTGAAGAATCAATTCATTTTTGGTGTACTTACTAAAGTGTTTGGTTCCTTCAACATCGCCCATGATGTCTATCAAATCTTCTTTACGATAGATCTGGCTCATTGCCTCAACAATTTCGTACTGGATATCAGATAAAAGTGGTTGACCAAGATAATCAGGTGACTGGACAAATGTCTTTACGTCAACTGGGGTTTCAACAAAGTGATTTTCTTTTAATACTTCAAGAAACTCATTGAACATCGTGGACAACTGTAATCACTTCTCCTTCTTTTGCAATAGCAGAAAGTCTCTTCATAATAATGTCACGAACTTCTGGATGCTCTGAAGCAATATCTCTTAGGATTCCAACAAGAACTTCTTGTCGTCTTTCAATTTCAATCATTTCTTCTGCTAGTTCTTTGTTTTCAAGAAGACCTGCCTTTTGTAGCATGTCAATTCTTCTTGACTCAATATCTAATACTAATTTAATACCAGCAGTTTTGGCAGTAAGGTTTGTTGATAGACTTGCCTCATCAATAACTTCGTAAGCCTTTGTAATTAACTTTGTATAGTGTGTGTCTGCTCCAACCAAGGCCTCTTTAGCACGAGCACGTATAGCATCATTAGCAGATGCCATAACCTTCCATTCATTAATTAAAGATACAACACGAGTACGTGGAATATCTAGTTCTTTAGATATAACTGTTGGATCATTACCCTTGAGGTATTCTGTAACCACTTGATTAACTTCATCAAGATGTTGAATAAGTTCTGCCTCAGTTGACATACTTTCCCTCTAGTCTATTTATTTCATCTTTAATATAAAAGATGGCCTTTTCTAAATCTTGAATGGTTTTTGCTTCATCCTTAAGTCCTGCTCTCCACAAATACTTAAAAGCATTTCCAATATTAAAATTTCTATGTCTAGTAATCTGAATACATTCAACACCAGAAGGATCTGTTGTGTAATGTGCAGGATGATTTACTTGATCAACAGTGATGTGAAGATTATCACTCATCATCTTCCTCTTCCTCTAGACTCCAGTCAAATGATTCTGGAATATTTTTTAATGCAACTATTGTATATGTTATGCCTGCTGCTGCAGCCAATGACAATATAAAAATAATTCTTTTTATTTTATTCATCTTTTAGACTTCCTTAATCCAAATTTAGCAAGGTATACGTAGATAGTCTCAACACTGGCTCCGCATTCCTTTGCAATCTCTTCTGGAGTCTTTTTATCCATAAGATATCGCTTACGCATATAGACTTCTGATGTATATAGTTTAGCAGGCATAGCGTTATTTGTCAACCTCAGAGTCTAGAACATCATAATTATAGGCGTTTGAGTCCTCAAGAATCCATTTATCGTAACTCTCAACATCCCACTTGTTTGTATTTATAAGTCTTTGTATTACTAGATCTTTTTTAGTTACAAATGATGGCTCTTTTAGCCTTACCCGATTATTAGGCTGGATTGCAAAGTTTCCATCATCTCTTTGAATTACATGTCCACACTTATGCTGGCCTGGATTTTCAGAATATCCATCATCTAGGATATTTGTTTCTGGGTTATGCCAGTCAAGAGTAAATAGATAAGTTCCAGGAATACTTGTTTTTGTTCTGTCAATGTATGACATTCTCATATTACTTAGGTTTTCAAACTTTGTAACAGAAACGTAAGGGCTAAAAGAGTTCCATAAAACAAGATTATGAATTGGTTCTTCTGGAACTCCTGGCTTAGTACAAAAAGCATTGATTGGCATTCTCCACCAAATTCCTCCATCCTCCATTAAAAAATGAAAAAGTGGACTCCTACTTTTAATACTTGAAACACCAAAGATAACGCATGGAAAATATTTGTCATGACTATCTTCTTGATCTCTTAAAAAATTACCACGAACATAGCATTCAATTGGTGGTATGTTTGCATTTAACTCTGGCATTACTTACTTTCTCCTATCGCCTTATCCCAATTTTTTATAGCCCAATGACCAATTCCACAGGCATCTGCAACATCGTTGTCTGTGATAGTTCTATCATAATTAATATTAATAAACTTAATTGTTCTTTCTTTACGAAGCATTCTTTCGTGAGCCTTATAGTATGAATCAGACTTTCCAGGATTTTCAGATCGTATTAGTAACTGTTCTTCTTTAGATATTTTCCCATTACCCATAAAAATTTGCCAAGTAATTGGAGAAACTCTGCCAATTATTTTAGTTCCAGATTGTCCTGCTGATCCAAGAATTGCACCCTGAACTAATGCAAGGTCAGCAGCAGTCTTGGGGCTATTCATAAATACTGTATGTTCAATAACTATTGCTTCAAAACCACCATAAATATCAAAAAAGGCTTTTACTTTTTTGCCAGCATCCATAACTTTTTCATAGATATTATTTCCCTCAAAATAAATTTTTCCAATGCTTTCAAGTTCATTGCCAACAAACAAAGCAAAGGCAAGACTATTAGTACTAGCATCAATGGCACAAATAGTTTTTGGTTGTGCTTCTGCCCCCCATTTAGTCTTGCTCATATTCAATATAACCTTTCAATTCTTTTAGCATTTTTGCAACTGCTTTTTCACTAACATTACAGTTTGAACAAAATCCAGAGTCGTTATATATAGAAAGTTCTTGTGCACAACCTCCAAGACATAAGCGCTTTTTACCTTTTCGCTTTTGTCTTTTTGTTACGTTATACCTTTCTACAATCTTTTCTCTGGTTGCAATATCCCTACAAACCTTATTACAGTAAATTTGATAAGTTACTTTAGGTTTAAATGATGTATCGCATACACTACATAACTTCACTGAGCCCCTCCAGGGATTTAAGTTTTACTACCCCTGCGCCAGCATCTTCACATGCTTTTTGAATTGGACATGTTTTACAGATTTTTGAATTTGATCTGTAGTTTTTTGTGGGTAGTGTTTTATCTGTCCATGCTTTACGAACATCTCTCATCCATTGAAATGTTTCGTCAATCCATTGACGATAATAATCTGTTACTTCTATTGGAAGAACTAGCAACTCATGATTATTCTTGTTTTCATAAATCAATACACCCTTTGATTTTTTAAGAATCTTCATGTAAATAAGTAATTGAATTAAGTGACCAGTCTTTGGCTTTAACGCCTTCTTGCGATACTCAAAACCTTCATTGAGCATAGTTTTAATTTCTCCAACAATCTGCTCACCCTCCCAATTAATCATGGCATCACCATAACCAAAGATAGGTGGGTCATTGTTAATAATTTTAAACTCTGTTGTTGGACCTTCATCTGATTCATATATTTCTGCAATACCAGAGTCCATCATAGCCTGCTGAATTCGCTCATGCGACTTAGTACCAGCAGTCATATTTGCTGCGCCATAGGCATCTGCATTATCTTCAAAGACTGCGCCCTCAAATGCAAGATACCAATACCTTGGACACTCTCCATGAGAGTACGCAATTGTAGATGGTGCAAAAGTTTTCTTTGTTTGAAATTTATCTACACGCTTAACCGTATATCCTGATTGAATTTTTTCAATCAATGCCTGAGTGTCTATAATCTCTATCTTCTTTGGTTCTCTAATCATTATTTGCTGTAGTAAATTTTTAGTCATTATCATCCCTTGTTTATATAAGTATAGCAGGTTAGCGCATAATGTATTTTAATGCTGATACCAAATCATTGATTGATTCTGCTGCGGTATAGTAAATATTTTTCTTTGCCCTGTCACTTTTATCAACATTGGCCATCCACGTAGCCTTTAATGACATCTTTGCTGCAATTGCCTGTAGTCTAACAATCTCAAGACTTGCAATCTGAATTGGAATATCTGGTTTAATAATTATCTTAGCAATCATTGTAAGAGCAACTGTAAGTTCTTCATCATTCATATACTCTGCAATTTCAGCCAAACCATTTACTTGCTCTAGTGTTGTTTTTTGTGGACCCTCATTTGACATTCTTGTTCTCCTCTATTAACTGTTCTAACATATCTAACTCTATTATAGCAAGGCGTACCTTTTGTGTACCCTCGCCAAGTACAATAATCAAGGCAGGATCCATACTTTTCTTTAATGCATCAGTCGTAGCCTTAGCCCAAACATCTTGATTTAAGGTAAAAGATTTAGAACATTCTTTAAAGTCTATTACAAAATTATTCCAAGATGCATCACCCTTGGTATTATTCCTACCAGAATTCTTGTGTTGCTTGGCTCCGATACGCTTTGACTCAGACCTCTCACTCATTAACAAAATCTTTCTTTTTCTTTTTTGGAGGTATTAGTCCAACTTTAGACATATGCTTTGCAGAACACATCCATGTTGCATCTCCCGTTTCACGCCAAAGTCTTAAAGACAAAACCTCTTCATTACATTTCTTACATGGAAACTTTCCAGGAAATACAATAAAATTACTATCAGCCATTTGCTAACTTATCTCTTAGGTTTTGCTGTAAGTCTAAGTCTTCTCTTACACGGTTAATAAAACCATCTCGCCCCTGAACCTTTGTACCATCATCAAGTTGATACCATGCTCCAGTACGATTAACCAGTCCTACTGACTCTGCTGTATCAACCAAATCACCAATGGCATCAATACCAATATCGTCACCTCTAAAATAAAAATCATACTCACCAGACTGGAACCCTGGAGAGGTTTTGGAGAACTGTAGTTCCCAACGAATCTTTCTACCAATCTTTTCTTCAATTAGTTTATCTCCTACCTTAATCTTACCTTTAAGTGCTTGATTATCTGACTCTGATGAAAATAGTTTAATAACACATGATGAATAAAATTTAGTAGCCTGACCACCAGAAGGTTGTTGGCTAGTATACATAGCATTAATATTATTACGAGACTGAGAAATAAGTACAAGTAGGGTTGGCTTAACCTTATTGTTTGCATAGTTAAGCATCTTCCAAGCATTACTAAAGTCACGAGACTCTGCTCCGATTTGCTTTGTATTTTCTAATGCCTTCATATCATCAGTATCTTTTTCAAAATAGATTGCAGGAAGCATTGATGTAATAGAGTCTATTACGATTAAGTCAACACCAGCATTTATTAGTCCAACACCTACATCTACCATGTCACTAATAGTTCTTGCTTGTGAGTAAATTAGTTTAGTTGGATCTACCCCAAGTTTTACAGCCCAGTCTTCAGAGTATGACATTTCAGAGTCAATCCATGCACAGACCTTGCCTTCTTTTTGTGCCATAGCAATCATCTGAAGGCACATAGAGGACTTTGCAGACGACTTTGATCCCCAAATAAGGACCTGTCGTCCATAAGGCAGTCCTCCGCCTAGTGCACGGTTTAATCCAAAACTAGGTGTAGGTTGATACTCAAAGTTTACTCCAACACCGTTACCTAATCTTTTTCTCAACTTAGGATCAAGTTGTGCTAATACTTCTTCTACACTAACTGACATATACATCCTCCAATGTTACTGTTCCGTCTTTCGTTTTTCCAAAACTAAACTTATAAGCCTTACCTTCTTCAATGTGCATGTATGCTCTAGGAAATGCGGTAGGAAATACAGTTACAGAGTGAAGTTCTCTACTTGTATCTGCCAAAGTTAGAGAAGCCATCTTCTTTCCAGCCTTTGTCATTCTTGGTTTAAAAGAAACAACAAACATTTCTTCTTCAGAATAAGGCAATTGCTTATAACTTAAAAACTTTACTAGTGCGTTAGAAGATCCTTTTATCTCGTCAACAGGTATTGCAGATACAATCCTATTATCATTTGCAAGAATAAGATAAGTACGGCCAGTCTCAATAGTCGTAGACTCTTCATCAAATATACCAACACTGCCAGTCTTGTCCAAAATTTCAATTCGTGACCATCCTGTTCCTCTTTTAATTGCCTTGACCATTCCCATAAGAATAAAAGACCCCTTTTCTTCAAATGAGTCAACATCCTGAATAAATGCATAATAGTGAGATGGTATTGTAATATTAAACTCTGGAAGGTTTAAATATTCGTATAGATTTTCTTTAATCTCACTATCATTTCTTGGCTGATCTGGAAATGTTGCTGCGCCAATAACACGTAAAGCATTAAGTGCACGACTATTTACTCCATTGCCTTTTGTAAAAGTAAACTCTTCAAGTTCTTTATAGGAACTAAAAGGTCTAGCAGCAACATATTTTTCAGCAATGTTAGTTGAAATAAACTTAATTCCAGTCAATCCGAATCTAATTCCCTTACCTTCAATCTTAAAGTCAAAGTCAGAATCATTAATGTGTGGCAACTTAATAGGGATTCCCATACGCTTTGCTTCAATTAGATATTCTGTGCGACCATCTTTGTCTTTTTCATTCTTAAGTAATGCAAACATAAACTCAAGAGGGTAGTAGTATTTTAACCACGCCGTCCAATACGAGAGCGTAGAGTAAGCAACCGCATGAGACTTGTTGAATGAGTACCCCGCATGTGCTTCAAAGTCATGCCATAGATCAAGAGCCTGATTGGGAGCAATATAGGCAGAAGCGCCTTTGACAAATTGCTCTTTGTATACGTCAAACTCTTTAGCATCCTTTTTCTTTCCAATGATTTTTCTAACTTTATCTGCTTCCGACATGGACATTTGTCCAAGGTGTACACATGCTTGCATAACTTGCTCTTGGTAAAGAACACAGCCATAGGTATCCTCCGTAAATTCTTTCATAATCTGGTGCGTATAAGATACATTTTGCTTGCCATGTTTACGAGCAATATAATCTTTACCAATAGTATTCATAGCACCAGGACGAACAAGTGCATTTGATGCAGCAAGTTCATTAAAATTCTTAACACCCATCTTAACTAAAAGATTTGTGTAAGGTGTTGCTTCACACTGAAATACTCCCTTTGTATATCCATCAGAAAGCATTTCATAAACTTTTGCATCTGCAAGATCAAGAGAATTTAAATCAATATCTTTATAATGATTTTCTTTAATCATAGCAACTGCATCTTGAATAACACTCAATGTTTTAAGACCAAGTGCATCAATCTTTATAAGGCCGATGCGTTCAGCCTCTTCCATGTCGACACCAACCACAGGTATACGTTCATCAGACCCAGGACTAGATCTCGTTTCCATTGGAGCAAACCTAAAAATCGGATCTTTGCTAGTGACCACACCAGCAGCGTGTATACCAGTACCACGAATACGACCACGTAATTGTTCACCATAAACCTCCACCTCTGGATACTTTTCTCTAAACCAAGCAGTAGTCCTTGATGAACAGTATTCATCCCAAGTGTCTACCAACTTTAAAACTTTGTTTACATCTGTTAAAGGAATATCTAGAACTCTGGCTACATCTCGCACAACACCTTTGTCTTTAAATTCAAGAAATGTTGCAATAGATGCAACGTGTCTGTATTGTCTAACAAGATAGTCTTTAACTTCATCACGCCTGTTGTCTTGAATGTCTGTATCAATATCAGGAAAGTCATTGCGTTCTGGATTGATAAATCGGAAGAACAATAGTCCGTACTTAATTGGATCAATGTCTGTAATACCAAGAGAATAACATAGAAGTGAGCCAGCAGAAGAACCACGGCCTGGTCCCACCAAAATTCCTTCTTTCTTAGCCCAAGCAATCATGCTTTGAACAACAAGAAAGTAAGGACCAAAACTCTTTGCCTTAATGACTTCTAACTCTTCGTCAAGACGAGCAAGATAGGCTTCATCTTTATCTAA